TACTACTTTATAATGCAGTTAGCCGATGAAGATTTGGTGAAATTCAAGGTACTGCTATATTATCCAATGGAGGAGTTACTGTATAATTATATGTACAGACTAAATATAAAACGAGCATCAAATGTCAAACAGTTATAGGACACTTATCGAAAGATTGCGACAATTCGCAGACGGTCACTACATCATTCAGAAGTTTTATCACGGGCAGATAGACGCTGCCGATCTAGACAAAGAACCTAGATACCCAATGATGCACGTTCTACCCGTTGACATTCGTGCGAGTGAAGGCACTCTTGACTACGCTCTGGAGATTAGATTCGCTGACATTGGTAGAGACAAGGAGATAAAGACCGACTATCAGAAGGAAATTATCAGTGATATGTCGCGTCTTGCCCTATCGTTAATAAGTGAGATTGAAAATGGGCAAGTGTTATTTGGAGAGGATGCTGAGATAGTGGATAAACAAGCTACCATCATTCCATTCATTGAGGAATTTACGCACGTTCTTACGGGCGTTCAACTTAACGTGACCATTCGACTACCTTATAATTGGTCAGCTTGTGACATACCTGCTGACTATTCGCCAAACATCACAGACAACCCAGACACGGGCAGCGGAATACTTACCAAAATTGGTGTGTATAATGACGGTGACTTTGTTGGCTACACTTCTTTTCTTGACTTCTCAGATGACTTCAATGTAACTGTTAATGGTAACAAGATAGAGGTCACTCTTGTGGGTGGTGGTGGAGGTGGTGCAGGTACGCTTCAAGAGACAACTGACTTGGGCAACACTACCACAAACGACATTGAGTTTGTAGGTGCGGCTGAGGCAAAGTTCGGAGCAGGTGGTGGTGTGTTACTAGATAACGCTTCAAGACTTCGTGAGGGTACTATCGATGCAGGTACGGGCGGCAACAATGGCATCGCTTTAATCTGTGGCGTTGGATATGAACTTAAATGGGAGGCAGGTAGTCAGTATGTGATGAATGGCAATGGTGACAATATCCGTATTGTTAACTACAAGTTCAACATAGTACCTTCAGCAACTGACGATAGTTCATCAGGCTTCTATGTTGGCTCTAGATGGATTCTTGACGATGGTGTTTCTTACATCTGCACGGACGCGACAGTAGACGCTGCGGTGTGGGAGATTGAAGTCTCACCTTATATTCCTTTAGCAGGAACGGACGGGACGAATCTAGTGACTGGCGTAATTGAAGGTGGTAGCGACACGATGACTATGATGGGCGTTATTGATAAGTCTTTTTATGTAGGAGCTTCTGATGCCAATGATATTGAAAACGCATCATACGCATCATACAATAGATATTCTACCGATGGTTTAAATCACGAGTATAGGGCAGGTACATTTTCAGAAAATGGCGCAATCACAATAAATTTAAAAGATGATAACGGAACGCCTTTAGGTTTAATAAGTTGTATTGGCACTTTAGAATCATTATTTAAAGGTTTAGAATATACTGTCGACTACTCCGCAAACTTTAATCTGCGTTCTCTCATAGATCAAGAGGTCTTGAAAAAAAGAATTTGGACAAAGGCAGGAACGCCAGATATAAACGATGATTTAGCAGATGGCTTTTTAGTCGGCTCATTAATTTGGGACACGACTAACTCAATCTTATACAAGTGTACTGACAACACGGGCGGTGCAGCGGTTTGGTCTGCTGCGATTGCAGGTGGTGGTGATATGCTCAAATCGGTTTACGATACAGACAATGACGGAATAGTAGATAGTTCCGAGACAGTTCAGATAGTTGTTCGCAATTCAACGGGCAGCACATTGACCAAAGGTCAGGTAGTATATCTATCTGGTGCAACGGGCAACCGACCAAACGCCGTTCTTGCTCAAGCTAACACAGATGCAACTTCGGATAAGACTATCGGAATAGTGGTGGCTAACATTGCCAACAATGCGGATGGTCAGATAGCGGTAAGTGGTACGCTTCACAACCTAGATACTTCTGCTTTCACGGCAGGTGATGCGGTGTGGTTAAGTGCAACAACCGCAGGGGCGATAACGGCTACTGCCCCAGCTGAACCAAATCATACTGTCTTCATTGGATATATCGCAAGAGCGCATCCAACGCAAGGTCGTTTGGTTATTGCGATTCAGAACGGATATGAGTTAGATGATATTCACGGTGTGAGTATCACAACACCTGCGACAGATGACTATTTATATTATGCTTCAGATGGCTTGTGGAAAAATAGAGCGTTGCCTTCTCCCGTTTATTTGGAGTTAATTAGAACGGGGTCATCGATTCCATCTTCATCGACAAGAACGACATCAGAAGGACTTTCGGGCTTATCGGCAACAACTGCAGTAACCATTGCTCCACAAAAACTATTTACAACGTTTCGAGTTTTGATAACAACTGCTCAACCTGCTACTGGTAGTTTAACCGTAATGAGAAAATTCTACAATATCGCAGGTACTGAAATCGGTTCTCAGTCTCTTGTGATTGCTGCTTCAAGTGTCGCAGGTATTTACGAATACACGGGAGCGACTTTTGATATGAGCGCGACGAATGGTAGTTATGGATTCATGATCGTGAACGCAGCGACTTCAAGTAGTGGCAACTTAAACTCGATAGAAAGTGTTTACGAATAATAGATACTATGCTTGACATTGACGATGAAATAGAAGCTTTGCTAAATGATATTGCGTCATCCATTGTGGAGAGGGCGAAGCGTAATATTATGGTTACTCGTAAGCGTCAAGGCGCAAGAGGTAGCTATACTTCCGCAACGAATACAACGGGCAAACTTCGTGACTCATTGCGCTATCGAATAATCAATCGCGGTGGTGTGCCTGAGATGAAGTTTTACTCGAAGGGAGCGCAGGAATATGCAGATGTAGTTGAGTGGGGCAGGAGAGCAGGAAAGAAAGCACCGCCATCTGAGTCACTTATCCAATGGATAAAGGACAAGAACATTAAGCCAAGAGATGCCAACGGTAAATTTATCAAAGTAAACAACGAGGACACGTGGCGCAAGGGGTTAGCATTTGTGATAGGTCGCAAGATTTCTAAAAGCGGTTACAAAGGAATCCACTACTGGAGAGATGCGATCGATGCAGAACTAGAAATAAGAGGTAAAGACATAGCGAATACAATTCAAAAATACGTGGTTAAAAAAATAAACGAGGGATGGCTATAACTATTCAAGAAAAACCTTATTCAGCGACTAAGGTTGGTCAGAAATTAATCTATCGCGTGACATCTACAAACGTCGCAAACGATGGGTTCAAATTCGTGTTTAAGATATACGAGGGTACTACCAATCTAATATCGACTATCTACGTGCAGCCGACTCCCGAAGCAACTCCGCAAGGTGTGTTAGACTTGTCTCCAATTCTGAAACATAGAATGGAGGCAAAGCTTGATTTGGACACGGCAGATGTGAGTGTTGACTTTCAAGATAGCACCTATCCGTACTGCCTATACAAGATAACAGTTCAAGAAGGTTATATCGTGGGTGGCGTGTTTACTATCAATGCGACAACATTAACTGAATATCACTACCTGCTACCTTGTAGCTATTCTCATATGGATGGGTATCGACCTAACCCTGATAACAGATATGGTCTTGATGGATCAACAAAGTTATTGATGGGTGATAGAACTAGCGTCACCCACTTGCCCCGTGTCTATCCAGTTGGCCTTAGCGCATCATCATCTCGCGTGTTCATTCCTATCCGTTCAAATAATTTGGATAGTGGATACCTATACTACATCACTGACTATTCAGACACATTGAGTGACAAGGATAGCGGTATATCAACTGAGACGGCAATCAGAATGAAGCTCGTGCCGAGTGGTGGTGGTAACGTGTTTGAAACGGTTGTAGTGGGTAATAACGGACTCGTTAAAATACCTGCCTATCCAAAAACATTGGAGACAACTACAACGCTATTGAATCCTGCTGACTATCCAAACTTCAAATATTATTCGTTGATGGTCACAAATGACACTGGCACTACTCAGCTGAGTGCGGAATACATTTTTTACCCATACGACGAGCCTTGTATTTATGACAACGTTCGACTCGCGTGGTGGTCTCCCGTTAGCGGTGGTTTCGACTACTTCAACTTTGACAAGAAGAATGAGCAGTCTATCGAGGTAGAAAGAAAACGAGTGCAGCGTGTGGTAGGTAACTACTCAACTGCTAGTGGTGGGTTTGGTTATGATACTGCTGACAGAGGATTGATGGAGGGGGATATTGAAACGCGGACATACATCACAATGACAAGTGACTATATCCGTGAAAATGAATTTGCCCTGCTCAAAAATATGATAAGAAGTAAGAGTGTTTATATCATCAACGATGATGCAACAATTCTTCCCGTAGTCATTGAGGAAAATGGCTTTACTTCGCGTAGGACTCGCGATGGTAAACTTTACCAACTGACAATTAAAGTTAGATATTCAAACGAAGACCTATGATTCACTTAACACTCTACGATAGTTCAAACAATCCATTCATTCTAGATTTGAATGAAGCGGAAAGTATCTATCTCAATAAGCAGTTTAGCAGTATATCGGACTTCACTACCAGGGGCGGATACTCGCGTGACTTTCGCATTCCGATGACTGCACGTAATAGTGAGTTTTTTTCTAGCATTTGGAATCCAAACGAGGTAGGGTTCAACTTTAAGACGAGAGTAAAAGCGGTTGTGAGTGTTGATACTATTCCTATCGCGCAAGGTCATATCCAAGTCAAGAAAGTTTATAGCAAAGGGGAGAGATGGCACGAGGCTGATATCGTTTTTTTTTCAACGGTTCCAAACTTGATTTCTGCTATTGGTGGTAAAAAGATTTCTGAACTTACTCAGATTACTGAGTTAAATCACTCAATGATTTATGAGAACGTTCCCGAACCATTAACAGTGGCTACGGGACTTGTCAAATATGGTCTCACCGATCGTGGGCAAAAGTGGAGTGAATTAGAATCGGATTGGGCGTTGGGTGGCAGACCAATAGCATCTACTACAAACCCATTGTATGTCGGTGACCTTACACCATTCGTCAATATCAAGTGGCTATTCGATGAGGTATTTAGTGACGCAGGATTCACTTACGAATCATCTTCGCTGACTACGTTAATTAAAGACTACTATATGCCGTTCATAACGGGCAAGGACATCAAGACGGTTGAGACAACTGATGTCGCTTATTTTGATTTAGCGGCTGATGACGCGACGAATTTATCTGAGGGTACATATTTACTTACCGATATACCAACTGTTGAGTATGCTGACAACGGTGGCAACGTGGATGCTAACTTTGTGTTTACTGCACCTTACGCAGCATCATTTCAATTCGGTATTAAATTCGGAACATACCTAGACGATTGGACAACGAATAACATTGGTAACAATTTTTGCAGCGTTACTCTTTACGATGTAGATACGGGAGCTGCGTTATGGGGTACGTTTGCTCCTGAGTATTGGTATCCAAATGAATACTATTTTACACCCACACTTACATTGGCTTACAATCAACGTGTGGCAATGAAGTTTAAACTCAATGAATATAATTACACTAATCCGTCAACTGGTGTAAGTTACACTTGGGATGACCACGTAGTAAGTTATGGTAGCGGTTTTAAATTACTTGCTACTAATAGCGGAGTGATACTTCAAGAGGGAACATTTGACGCAGCGTTGAACGCTCCCGATTATGGACAAGCGGAACTTGTGCGCGATATGGTTAAGATGCACAACCTCGTTATTATTCCCGATGAGAACAATCCAACTCACGTAATCATCGAGACAATGGATGACTACTTGCAGAGTGGTGGTTCTGCGGATTGGACAAAGAAACTAGACTATGAAAAAGATGTAGTGTTATACGCTCCAGTTGATGAACAGAAAAAGAAATTTAGATGGACATACAAGGCAGGTAATGAATACTTATCTCAGCTATTTGTGACGATTGGTAAGAGGGTGTTTGGTGATTATGAATTATACCAAACAAACAACGATTTTGCAACTGGAGAGGAAGTAATGGAGTTAGGGCTATCAAGCACACCACTCAACGAGGTTGCGAATACTGCGCTACCTATTCCTAAATTTGTGGACAGTCAAGGTGCATTTGTGAACGTGGGCGCGAGGTGTTTGTATTTAACAGATGTTGAGCCAAGTATAGCGGTTTATGACGAGGTAGCAGATGAAGGAGTGTTGACAACTACATTCTCATTCAGTCATTCAGATGCATTGATTCCAGAAGTAAGCAATGATGATTTAAACTTCGCTCCCGAAACATATCTACAAGCATACACGGCATTCCCCGTTAACAATCTATTCAATCGTTTTTGGCGCAGGTACTATAATGAAATTTATGATGAGCAGTCAAGAATAATGGAGGCATACTTCACGCTCGATTTGAATGACTATAAATCAATCCAATTTAACGATGTGATATTCATTAAGGACAGTTATTGGAGAGTGCTAGAGATTAGTGATTATGTCGTAGGGCAGCGAGTAAGTAGCAAGTGCAAGTTGATTAAAATAATCGACATACCTGAAGCGTGTGGATTCACACCCAATGCTTCCGCAGAAGATGGACAAATACTATTTACTGATGGTGTAGATACGGGCTTAGATGGTTCGCAATCTTGCTGCGAGTTGTATGGTTACACTTGGAACGCAAACGTGGACAAGTGCTACGCTTTTGGCGGTGGTGACAGACCTTCGCAGGTAAGTAACAGATCGTTTGAAGCGGTCAGCCAACCGACAGTAAGAGGTAACGGGAACGTAGTAGAGATTGGCGTGAATGACTCGCAGGTATTGGGTGACTTCAACCGTGTTGTGTCGGCTGCTAGTGGTTCACTAGTGGTCGGTCAAGGTGTGGACGCAAAATATAGAGGTGTTCATTTTGGAGTCAACCCATCACTCGGAAAATCACAAGGCGGTCTATTGTCATTTAGTGGGGCAGGAACGTATGCTGCTACGGGTGACAAGGTTGAAATAAAGTTGAACGGTGTTGATAGATTGAATCTTGACAACGGCACTATGTGGCTTTGTGAACTGTCGGTTGTAATGTCGCAGAACGCATCAACCAAACATAGCGCAGTGTTCTCTTTTCACATCTACAAAAATACAACGGCAGCGGTTAGTGCTATTACTACCATCACGCAAATCGGAAGCTTGAATACACTTGCAGGTTCAGTTGATGTATCAACAAACACGGCAGAACATAGACTTCAAATCGGAATGACTGGAGGTCTTTTGCTTAGTTATCCATACACTGTTGAGATAAGTGCAATACTTAAATACACACAAATCAAATGATAAGAATAGACCAACTGCACGATAACTTGAACATTATGTTTGAGATGCACAAGCAAGGAATAAGTGGTGAATCTGATTGCTCCAAAGTAGCGGAAGGAAAGCACCACTTAAAAAGTAAGGCGAAGTTCAATGCGCTGAAATGGACACTACAACTTTGTCCAATTCTAGTGATTGTTTATATTATCATTAAAGCAGTAATATAATGGCAGAAGCAGCACAAGCAGGGGTAGCGATTGAAAACTTGACGGCACAACTACGTGCGTTCAAGAAAGAACTTGCTACACTTGACCCGAACTCAGCAAAGTTTCAAGACCTAGCTAATAAGGCAGGAGATGTAAAGGATAAAATAAACGATGCAGCGGAGGCAATGAATGCCAATGCAGGTTCTGCTTTTGAGAAATTGTCTGGCAACGCATCGCTCTTGAAAGATAGGTTATTGAACTTAGACTTTGAAGGTGTTGGTAGTTCGGTTAAAGCTTTAGCAGGTAACATTCGCGGCATATCATTCAAGGATATTACTAGCGGAATCGGTGGTATGATTAGCGCACTAGGCGCACTTGGTAAGGCTATCTTGATGAATCCAATACTGCTACTCGCAACGGTCATCATTGGTATTGCTATGAACTTTGAGAAGTTGAAAAGTGTAATACCAGGACTAAACGAAGCGATGACGGGTGTGAGTGATGAGATGAGTGCTGCTCTTGAAACTTCCAAGAAGATGAGCGCAGAAGCGCAGAAACAACTTGATTCGACATTGGCTTCTGAGAACTCATTAAAGCTTCAAGGATTAAGTGAGCGTGAAATCTTACAGTTGAAAATTGCCCATACCAAAGAAAGAATTAAAGGTCTTGAAGCGGAAATAGAAGCGCAGAAGGTTATCAATGTCGCGCAGTTTGAAACGGCAAAAAGAAACAAGGAAATTCTCAAAGGTGTTATCCAGTTCCTAACTGCCCCACTTCAAATGCTTCTTTACACAGTTGATGAAATTGGTAAGGCATTAGGTCAAGATTTCGGTTTGCAGAATATGGTTAATGATTGGGCAGCCAATCTACTTTTTGATCCACAGGAAGTTCAGAACGAAGGGTTGAAAGTTATTGAAGAACAAGAGAAAACTCTAAAGGCATTAAAGGAAGCAAACGATGGTTATCAGTTATCGATTAACGCGATAGACAAAACGGCTTCAGAAAAAAGAAAAGCAGATAGAGAAAAAGAAGCAGAGGAATTTCTTAAAAGTCAACAAGAAATCAGCGCACAAATTCTTGCGTGGCAAGCAGAAGATGCAGCGGCTGAGGTAGCAGCTAACGAGGCAAGACTAAAAAGGCAAGAGGACTTCTATAACGCTCAACAGTCTTTAGTTACTGATGCCAAAGAAATGGAAATGGATGCACTGGTAGCTGACTACGATGCACGTTTTGAATTAGCAAACGGGAATGCTGAAATAGAAAAAGCATTAGCAGAGCAGCAGAAAAAAGACATTGCTGACATTGAAGAAAAATATAGAAAGGAGAAAGAGGACAAGGACAAAGAAGCGGCTGAAAAAGAAAAGGCGAGACTTCAGTCTATAACAGATTTCAAAATTAAAGCCATTCAAGATTCGTTAGAATTAATAACAACGCTTACTGATGTGTTTAATAATGGTTCTGAGAAATCTGCTAAGAGAGCATTCCAAATAAACAAGGCAGCATCAATAGCGCAAACACTTATCACTACTTATTTATCTGCGCAGAAAGCTTATGCTTCTCAAATAATTCCACTTGATCCATCATCAATAGTTCGTGGACAAATAGCGGCAGGTCTTGCAATAGCAGGAGGTCTCGCTAACGTAGCGAAGATTGCTAAGACACAATTCAACGGAGGCGGTGGTGGTGGTAGTTCATCGGGTGGCGGTGGCGGTGGTAGTTTAGGAAGTGGCGGTGGTGGTGGTGCAATGACATCAGTAACTCCTTCATTCAATCCACTCAATACATCGTTTCTAAATAATAGACCTGCACAGACGGGCGCAGTTCAAGCATACGTGCTAAGTAGCAACGTGTCATCTGCAATGGAAGCGAATCAAAAAGTTAAAGACCAAACAGTTTTATAATATGAAAAAAGAAGTAAGACAATACGACATCGACGAGGAAGGTTTCTTGGGTGTCCAAGCAATTTCACTAGTTGAATTTCCTGCTATCGAAGTAGACTTTATCGCGCTATCAAAAGAAAAGAAAGTAAAGCTATCTGATATCCAAGAGGAGCGCAAGATGGTTTACGGTGCGGCATTGATTCCCGATAAATTGATCTATCGTGAAGACGGTGACGGCACTCCATACTACGCTCAGTTCACTTCTAAATTGATTGAGAAAGTAGCGCACAATTTCTTGCTAAAGAATCTGCAACACAACCACACGGTTGAACATACTTTTGCCGTTACTGGTTTAACTGTTGTTGAATCTTGGCTGAAGGAAGGTGAGAGTGATAAGTCGGTAGCACTTGGATTTGAACTGCCAGTTGGTACGTGGTTTGTTGGCGTAAAAGTTGACAATGAAGAAGTGTGGCAGCAGGTTAAAGAGGGCAAGATTAAAGGATTCTCGATTGAAGGATTCTTCAACGAGGTGGGTGTTGAAATGTCACGAGGAGAAATAAGAGAAAATTGGGCGAACGAAATAGATAACTACCTATCTTCGCTATAAGATTATTGTGTTTTGTGTTTATTGTGTTAATGTGTTTTTGTTAAGGTTAGGGAAGCCCGTTGCTAATGAGTGACGGGCTTTTCTTTTACTGTTAATAAATATTTGTCTAATGGTTTTCTCTCGATATATTATTGGGTGTAAATCAATATACAAAATGAAAGTAATAGAAACATTGAGTGCTATCTTGAAGAAGCACAACATCAAAGGCATTTCGCTTTCTGAAGTAGTTGAAGTTAAGATGTCGATGGAGGGAACTCTCGCAGATGGTACGGTGGTGGCTACACCAAACGCAGCATTTGAAGTAGGAGCAGAACTTTACGTTATCGATGCTGAAGGTAACCCACAACCTGCACCAGATGGAGAGCATACTCTCGATAATGGTAGCATTGTAGTTACTGTTGGCGGCTTCATTACTGAAATGAAAGAGGCGGAAGTAGCAGAAGAAGAAATGAGTGCAGACATCGCAGCGGTTATCGCAGCAATGGATGAGCAGTTGACATCAATCAAGAATCAACTAGCAGAACGTGACACACAGTTGTCAGCAGTTACAGAGGAATTGTCAGCGGTTAAAACTGACTTGACTATCGCAACGGCTAAAGCTACTGAATTGTCAAGAAAAGCAGCGGCAGTATCTATCAAAGATGAAACACCTGCGGCTGAAATCTCAGCAGTAAATTTTTCAAAAAAACAAACTAAAAACGACAGAATCTTAAGCAAGATTATGTCACTAAAAAAATAATAAGAAATGGCTACATCATTAACTATTAGCAGTTCGTCGTATGCAGGTGCGTTAGCACTTCCGTATATCCAAGCTGCTATTCTATCTGGCGATACTCTAGCTAACGGCTACATCGCTATCAAAGAAAACGTAAAGTACAAAGCGGTTATCAAGAAGCTATCATCTAGCGGATTGGTTGTTGCTGCTACTTGTGATTTCACAGTCGCAGGTTCTGTTACTCTTGCAGAAACAGTACTTACTACAACTGACTTGAATACTAATGTTGAACTTTGCAAAAAGCAATTCGTTCAAGATTGGGAAGCATACAACACGGGTGCAGGATTCATCAATGACCAAGTGCCAGTTGAGTTCGCTGACTTTATGTTGGCTCACATCGCTGCAAAAGTTGGAGAGGCTATCGAGTTCAACTTGTGGCAGGGTAACTTTGATGCTGCGTCTTCAAATGCAACACCAACTTACACCGCTTTCACTGGTCTTCTTCGCTTGATTGACAACGCGAAATCAGGTACTCCTGACGTTGACTTCGCTGCTGCTACAACTGCATCAACAGTTATCGCGCAAATGCAATCAGTATTGGCTGCTCTACCATCTACATTGATTGGAAAGACAGATACTGTGAAGCTTTATGTTAACCGCAAGACTGCTCAGTTCTACCGTCAAGCAATCAACACTCTAGGTTATCAGTTCACATACAACGCAACGGGCGAAGCACCAGTGCTTATTGATGGATATGAAATCTATGTTTGCCCAGGTATTCCAGATGCAACAATGGTCGCTGCTGAAGCTGACAATTTGTTCTTTGGTACTGATCTATTGAGCGACTTGAACGAGGCGAAAGTGATTGATATGTCAATGACTGACGGTTCAGACAACGTGCGTATTGCAATGCGTTACCGTGCAGGTACTGCTATCGGATTCGGAGCAGATATCTCTTTGGGTTACGTTAATCCATAATTGAAATTATAAACTTAAAGAACGGGTGGGCGTTAAACACCCATCCGTTTTTTTATTAAAAAAAAAATACTATGTGTAATTTAACAAGAGGATTTGGTCTTGGATGTAATGATACAATCGGTGGAGTGAAGGCTCTTTATTTTGCTGATTGGGAAGATGTAGTAGCAGGTGTTGCTTACGACGCTACTAGCGGTCAAGTTGAGGTGTTGCCTACAATGACTATCTACAAATATGTACCACACCGTAATACGGGAAATTGGGTTGAAGAAACAACTGCCAACCTTGATACGGGTTCTGTGTTTTGGACATCTACAATCTCTGCTTCATTGAAAGAACTTAGCCAAGTTAAGCAGGTAGAACTTCAAAACTTAGCTTATGGTCGTTGGGTTGTTTTCGTTGAAGATGCAAACCAAAATATTTGGATGGTTGGAACGCAGGAAGGTGTACTTGTTAGCGGTGGAAATGGCTCAACTGGTGCAGCTAAAGGTGACTTGAATGGTTACACTTTGACTCTTTCAGCAGAGGACAGATATCGCGCTCCAAGATTGGAGAGTTATACTACTGTTCCTTTTGATAATGCTACATTTGGCACTATCACAATCGAAGATTAATTCGTAAATTAGTAGCGGATGAATTGAGAGATTTGTCCGCTACTTTATATTGTCTTTTATATGGTATATCTTTTACCGAATACTGCAAGTCAGACACTGTATCTGTCACTTTACGAAGGGCGTTATACATTGCCTGACTTTACGCATTATATGCTATCGATTATCCGTGAGGAAAACAGCGAGACTGGTGACAAGTTGAATCAAGTTCCCACCATCGTTACAGATGGCAGCGGATATACTCGAATCGTAGTTACAACTGTCACACTCACTCAAGCAGGTCGTTATAGATATGTCGTTTATGGACAAAACTCGTCCACAAATACAGATGAAGAAGATGCTTCGGTAGTAGGCACTGTGGAGATTGGTTACTTAGAACTTACAGATGGCGGCACATATTATGACGTTATCGAAACAACATCAGCAAATGATATCATCATTGATTAATAACACCACGTCAATCAAGCTTTCATCCAATTACACGCAGGTGTCAAGTGATGAAAAAGAAACCTCAAAAGGATGGGTTGACTACGGCGATAGAAACGGATTCCCACAGTACTGCATCGAACTTGCAGACCAATCACCAGTACACGGTTCGTTAATACGTTCAATATCTCAAATGATTGCAGGGAAAGGTATCACATCGAAGGATGTTGGTACTGCTTCGCTCATTAAATCACTTGGATTTGATAGGTTAACTGACAATACTTCTATTGATCTAGAGCTTCACGGCGGTTTCTTCTGGCAGGTGTTGTGGACATTGGGCGGTGAGTTGTCATCTGTTGAACATTTGCCTTTTGAGAATTGTAGAATAGGAATCAACCGTGAGAATGGTGATATAAATGGTGTATGGTATTCGAACGATTGGGCAAATTTAAAGCGCAAAAGAAACGCACCTAGATTCATTCCGTTATATTCAGAAGCCAACAAAAAAGACAGTCCAAGACAAGCATACTTCTGTTTCAAAAACAGTTCGACGGCTAACTATTACGGAAAGCCTGACTACATTTCGTCACTTAACTACATTGAGTTGAGCAGACAGATAGCACTCTTTCACGTAAACAACATTCAGAACGGTTTATTCCCTTCGATGGTTGTTTCGATGAACAATGGAGTGCCTGAGACTCAAGAAGAAATGGACATTGTACGCAATGACATTGAGCGCAATATTAGCGGAGCAGTCAACGCAGGAAAGTTTATTCTTATGTTCAATGAGAACAGAGATAGAGCAGCGGAGTTCACCCCATTTCCTATCACAGACGCAGACAAACAATATCAATATTTAGAGGACACTTGCACTCGTCACATAATGATTGCGCATCGTGTCACTTCTCCTTTGCTTTTTGGTATTCGTGAGGGCGGTGGTTTGGGTTCAAATAAAGATGAAATGGAAACGGCTCTCAAGATATTTGATGAGCAGGTTATCCAACCATCACAAAGACTTATCACAGATGCGGTTGAGGAAATTCTACAAGCGGCTAACTCATCGAGCGCAGTTATCATTGTAGGTAATAATCAAGAACAGACAGACGCTGAAATAGGTGTAGATAATGCTAAAATGATGTCAGCTATTGACATTATCGCAAAGGTGCAGGAAGGTAAATTGACAGAACAACAAGCGTCTATCTTCTTAACTGAATTTATAGGATTGCCAAGTAAAGTTGTAACATCTTTTTTCAATCCAATAGCGGCAGAGTTATCGGTTCAACTAAAAAAAAAAGTAGCAACTGAAACGTGCTGCACGAAGGAAGCACCAGAGTTCACAGTTGAAGAAGAAGATAAGTGGCTTGATAAATTATCTCACCTTGGCGAGATAATAGACGAGGAAGAATGGGAGTTGATGAGCGAAGAAGAAGCTGGAGGCAGCGTAGACGAACTTGAATATTTCAAAGGACTCAAGAATGTTAATATGGCTTATGGTTCTTATGCAAATGCGAATGAGGCGAGTGAATGGGGAGATAGTGGACTATACAAACTTCGCTATAAATACTCTGAAAATATCAGTGCTAACTCTCGTAGGTTCTGCAAACAGATGGTAGGAGATAGTTCAAATGGTAGAGTGTTCAGATACGAGGACATCGCAGATATGAGTAGCAACGGAGTGAATGGTGAGTTCGCAGCAGAAGGACAACAGACCTACGACATATTCACTTGGAAAGGTGGCGCATACTGTCACCATTCTTGGCTCAGAAGAATCTACTTTAGAAAAAGAAAAGACGGTAAATTTTTACCAAACAACGGACTTAAAAATGACGAGCGTGTAAAGGATAGCGGACTTGACTTCTTGAAGCCTAAAGGCAAAGAATCAATTAGACCAATAAACACACCGAATCGCGGCTCACTTAAAAACATAGACTAATGGCAGAGATTTGTATCATAGACGAGAACTACGTTAAGAAGTATACCAACGTGAATGGTGCGGTTGATTCTAATCGCATCTACGCAGCTATCTATTTGGCGCAGGACTTACACATAGAGCAGTATTTAGGTACTGACTTGTGGGAAAAAATCAAAGATGATAGCGCAGACGCATCGATAACGGGTGTGTACTTGACACTTCGAAACGATTACATACGCAAAGCGTTAGTATGGTTCGTAATGGTCGAACTTCTACCTGCTATGTACTACCGTCAAGACAATGGATCATTAGTTAAACGCACATCAGAAGATTCAGAAGTTATAGCACAAAGTGAACTTGATAGATTAATAGACGATGCGAGAGGAAAGGCTTTGCACTATACTAAGAAAATGGTTGACTATCTTTGTCACAATAACAATTCATTCCCTGAATATTCATCCAATTCATTTCCCGATACCACTCCAGTCAAGAATGTTTACGGCAGGGGCAAGATGGTATTCAGCACTGGCAATTCAGTATCTACAAGAAAAAATTTCCCATATGATAACAACTACGACTGCAAGTGGTGGCGATAAAAAGAAAAGAGGCAAGGCTATCCGCAAGGAGGTTGAAGCTAAACTCAAAAAATTCATAGCTGATAAAAAGAA